CCAATCTTTTTCTTTACACCATGGACCTGTCGGATATTTATCTTCGTCTTTGTAACAAAGTGGTCCCATTTTCAAGACATAACCAACTTGTACAGCTGCTCTTGCTCTATCCAATGTTTCTTGTGCTATAATAATTCCGCCTTCACTTTTTTCTTTCACTCTAAAAGGCATGACTAAAATACGCCAACCCGTAGGGTCAGGTAATTTTTCTAAATTTGTTGAGGTTGTTTCTTTTTCCGCTTCGTGTGCTGCTATCTTTTTTGCATCTTCTTCAGCGTTGTACTTATCTTCTAATGCGTGTGACGTTGTTTGGGTCATCTGGTTTTGGCTCCTTTGGTTCTAGCAGGTTAGAGAGTTCCTGATTTATTGCATCCACTCCGTGGATTTTTCCCACAATATATTTGTAATCTTCTAAACTGTCAACCCCTCCGTTTGCTAGAGTCTGGACCAGTGCGTCCATCTGATCTTGCATGCTCCTTTTCAGTTTGTATATTACGTTTATTGGGTCTGTAGCTTCTGACATATTTCTTCTCCTTTTGTCCGTTTCTTTCCCAGAACTCGTCAAGCGGGTTCTTTTCTTCTGTCAATGATTACTTGCCTCTGAATTTATTTAGTGTCGTAACACCAAAACTTCCACCCACTATTGTGAGTATGATGATCCAGAAATAATCATTTGCTCCTTTCAATATTTCCCATCCTGCTGCCATCCATGGTTGTGTCCAAGGTGTAAAATGTGCCAAAATAATCAGGCTCCAGAAAACGACCAAATATTCGTCTTTCCATGAATTAGCGGTTTGTCTCACCTGTTCCATCTGAACACCAATCTTTGCTACGTCCACTTTTGCAGCCGCTTCTATCTCCTTTGCTTTGATAATTTTGTCCTTCTCAAGTTTGTGAGAAATTGCGCCAACGGTCTTTTCGGTGATAAGTTTCGTAACGGGATTATTTAATAATCCTCCTCCAAGACCTAAAAGTGGTTTGATAAGTAGCAGTGGGTTCATTAGCTGTTAGTGATGATTGCCGCGATTATAATTACAATGCCTACAGCAATTATAATTTTTGTTTTCTTGGTGGTTCCGTCCCACCATTCTTGGACTTTATATTTTATTTCGTCGATCATTATGACCTCCTCTTTTTCTTTTTTACACCAGCTTCGCTAAGCGCGATGGCTATGGCTTGCTTCCTATTCTTAACCTTTTTCTTAGATTTGCCAATGTTTAATTTTTTATTTTTAAACTCACGCATTACCTTGCTGATTTTCTTTTCTTTTTTAGAAACACTTTTACCTGTTTGTGAACGTGTTATTGGCATTACTTTTGTCCAAACAAACCTGCAACACCGCCGTCTTTATATCCTTCATAATTCATAAAATCATTATAAGAATCACCTACGCCACTAAAAAAATCACCAAGTTTATCTTTTGAATATTCATACGCTTTACCTACGGGTTGATCAATATACTGTTGTGTAAACTCTGGAGCAAAAGAAGATAGTGCAGAGTAACCCATTCCAGCCCCTCCTAAAATCATTCCAGGTATACCCGCACGCATCATAGGCAAATAACCTAATGCACCAGCTGTGTTGAATATGTTTGAATTAGGATCTCCACTAATTAAAGTACCTGTTTCATCATAAACAGGTGCCTCTGTTCCAATTAAAAAATCACTTAAGTTATTTGAAAAACTTTCCGGATCATCACCTATAGTTATAAAATTGTGTATTGGATCATGATATCCTGAAAAATCAAAAAGACCTCCACTTCCTTTTTCACCAACAGGATTTCCTTCTTCATCAAAAACAGTTCTGTCAGTTATTTCTGGTTCAGGAGACTTATCTTCTTCTTCCTCTTGTGATTGCAAAGCTATTTGATTAAGTCTTTCTACTTCAGACATCTGTCTATTTTGCACACCTTTTAATCCAGCAAGAATCCCTGCTATGCCTAATGGTACTATTAAATCCGACTCTCTCATATTCTCATCCCAAAGCTATTTGTATTAGGGTTAAACTGAAAAGGTGAATAAGTTGGATTATATGCAAATTGTACTTGTTCATCATCAAAGACTTGTTCTTCAGGATCTATATCTAGATCAATATTTTCTGCAGGAATCAGTGGTCTATTTCCTCCCCGATCAGGACCTACATCTGGAGCTGGACCAAATAGACTACCTAAACCCAAACCAGATGAGTTTCCACCTTGATTAGCCATTCGATCAGCAAAGTCTCGTTCAGCTTGTTCCGTTGTTGAACCTACACCAACAGGTGTGTCCATACCGATTGGAGTTACGTCTGGGTTATTCATTCCAAACATATTATCCATAAAACCCATGATCACACTTGGCGCGGGCATACTGAATGTTTCATTACCAAACTCATTTACGCCCAAGTCAGTTATTCCTACATCATCGACTTCACCTTCTTCTGTTGTTCCACCAAATGTAGAAACCGGATTACCAAATACTTCACTAAGTGATGGTGCGTCTTCATCCTGTTGGCCAAACCCATAACCTAAAACTCCTAAACCAGGAAAACCTAAACCAAACCCCAATAACCCCAAACCTACTGCCGCAGCATTCATATTACCTACTGCCTGAGCAACTTGACTACCAGTGTAGCCAAGACTTTCACCTAACGTCATTCCATAAGTTGGGTTAAGTCCTTGTTGAGGAGAAAACTGACTAATAGACATATTAGGATCAGCACGCATAGCATCTAATGCTGCCTCTTGTGCAGCTATGGCTGCCATTCTATCTCTTTTCGCTTCCGCGTGTGCTGCGTTAGAGTTTCTTATCGCATTAGCAAGTTCCGGAGAATATTGTGTACCCATGTTATTGTGTGTGTTTGGGTTCTGTGGGTCTTCATTACTGTTAAAACCCTGAAAACCTCCTTGGTTACCAGTAGGTCCTAGAGCTGCTCCACCAGCACCTGCTGGACCGTAACCACCTGACTCAGCAACTTCACCACTGTCTCTAAGACCTCGCATGCTACCGTCTTCATTAAGACCTCTATTACTTGTGTCACTCTGGTTACCGCCAGTATTGCCGCCGTTATTACTACCCATCGATTACCGTCGCTTTCATTGATTTGATACCATCTTTGGCAAGTGAAACACTTGCTCTAAGTTTAGCGTGCTCATCATTTTGTTCTAGTTTATCCTCTGCTAGCTCTTTGTTCTGCATCATACGCATCATATCCATGTTTGCTTTGTTCATGCCCTCTTCTTCTTTTCTTTGTTCTTCACGAGCTTTTAGATCAATCTCTCTATCTTTTAATTTTAGTAATGGATCATTTTCAATTTGATTTAACACTTCTCTTTCAGCTTTTGCATAGTCTTCCATAAATTCTGCTATCAATTTGGCTCTTCTTGCCTCCATCATTATGTTTAATTGCTCTATATCTTTTTGCATTTGCATCATTTGAGGGTTTTGTTGCGCTTGTGGGCCCATTTGTTGCATCATTAACGCCATTTGTTGTTGCATTTGTTGTGTTTTTGCAACTTCTTCTGCAAATTCTATTTGAACTTGCTCGGAAGACATCAATTGTATGTGTTCCATGCAGTTTTGTTGTAAAAGTCCAAGTGCTTTTGGATTATTTCGCACCATTGTAGTCCCCATAAACTGTAAATGCGCTTTCATATGCGCTTGATGGTCTTGTTTTGGAAAAGCTTGTATCTTTTTTCCATTCAACGCCAAAATATTTTCACTTGCAGGGTCTAATGGTTGTGGTTGCATCGGTGGTGGTAACAATGTGTCAATATTTTTTACACCTAATGCTTCGTACATGTGTTTATACGCTTCGTAAATGTTATGTATTTGCGGATTTGACATTGCCATTTGTAATTCTGTTTGTGCAACTGTAATTCTTTGTGTTTGTGAAAAGATGTTTGGGTCTGCGACTGGTATAATATCAACTCGTGCATCAAAGTCTGCTGCAAAAATTTGTCTTTGACCACCTACGATGTCATATGGATAAACTTTTGGTAAATAGATTGCAAAGTTTTCAGCAAGTAACATAAACTCACATTTCATTGCTGCGTATAATCTTTTGTGAATAGCAGACATAACTCGCGATCCACGCTCCAATAACGCCATAGTCGTGCCCACTGCTGCGCTTTGATTGCCATCACCGACTTGCATGTCAGCGATTGATGCAAAACGTTGCCCTGCTTGTACAACCACGCCCATCAATTGAAGGAGCGTGCCTGATGGTTCTTTGAATGGCAACGTCATAAACGCATCTTTTAAATTTCCACCAGGTGCATCAACATCACGGAACTCCCCCGGCTGCAACGGTTGAGCTTCGTCACGAACTCTGATGCCTCGTTGTTTAAATCCGGCTGGCAAATTAGACAAGGTGCCGGCGTCAAGAAGCTGTCTTAGTGCTGCAGTTGCAGTTCTAGACAGACCGCCGATCATGTGGATTAAGCCAAAGCCGTAAAAACCAAGACCTGGTAAAAATTTAAAGTGAACAAAGTATTCTTTTTTCTTTTTCATTGGGTCCATTGGACCGTAGTTTCTTCTGATAGATAAAACTTCACCGCTGTCTTCATGAAGCGTTACGATGTAAGGTAATTTAATTCCTGTTTCTTCTCCTGTTTCTCTTCTATCTTCAAAACCTTCAATATCTAATTCACAGTGACACTCAAGAAGTGTGTGCATTTCATTGCCGTTTGTTTTTTCAACGCCTTCAATCTCTTCTTTTTTATCTGCGATATCATTGCTTTCATATCCTGGCTCATCTAAATCAATATCTCTGTAAAAACCAGATACTTGTTGCTTACGTAAATCGTTAGCAGACATTTTTATTACATGGATTATTGTATCTGTATCTTCAAGAGATGTTGCATTATATGACACCAACAAATCTTCAGCAGGCACAAACTTAGAAACTGTTCTACCAACAACAGAATCAAAATAAACTTTCTTAAAAGTAGAACCTGCAAGAGGTAAATTAAATAACATCTGATCAAACTCTGGCTCGTATTCTTTCATGTTAACCATGAGCTGATAGTTCATAAAATCTTTTACACGAGCTGACTGCTCCTCTCTTATTTTATCAACTGCACCAACTATCTGTGTTCTTACAGGACCAGATGCTGGTAATAATTCTTTATATGCTAGTGCTTGAAACTGTGTGACCGCTTCTGCAAGCACAGGATGCGTTGCACCAGATGCACCTTGAAATGGTTCTGATCTACTTTCATATTTAAAACCTAGTAAGTCTAAACCTTTTGTGTAAGAGTCTGACCAATCTTTTCTTGATGCTTTAAAATCATCATAGTTTTCTTTTAACTCGTCATAGATACCATTTAAAATATCATCCTGTAAAAAGTCTGCCAGGTTTGCTTCGTGATTTTGTGATCCCTCTGGTGCTGCAGCTGATGGATCTAAGTCTATCTCAGCTCCACCATCATCTGTCATTTGAATATCCATTTGCATTTCTGCAAGTTCTTCAGCAGGAGTTCTAACTTCTACAGTTGGATCAATTACGATCGTTTCTTTTGATAGATCTTGTACTTTGTCTATTGCCATTAATAGTACGTCCTTTGTTGTTGTGGTAGAGGTTCATCCTCATAATCATCTGGATGATCTACAAAACCACCTTGTCTAAATCTCATTACGGCTTGAGTCATGCTATCCACTAAGTCATCGTGTTCTCCTAGTGGGAATGCAGCGCACTCCTCTATAACCTCTTCAGCAAATTCGCGGTCCGGTGCCCAAACCATACCTGACTCGAACAAGGGTGCCACGGCATTTACTCTAGTATGTTTATCATTTCCACGGCTAGGTGTAAAGTTAATAACTGGTATTCCCAGCTTGCGCATTTCATAGGTCAATGGCAGCCCTGATGCTTTGCCCTCTATTATCACAGACTCTGGTTTCCAATAGTCGTACTGCTCTTTTGCCACTCGCCTAAGCTCAGGAAACTCAAACCGATCTTTTACAGAATCAACCAGGATAAGCCCCGGTCCACTATCCTCGTCTGGTTGAAACACACCCCACGTGGTTATGGCGCTGTAGTCAGCGGTTTCTTTTTTCATAAACGCTGTGTCATAAGATTGGATCACGTGTAGTAGTGGTGGTAGTTCATCCTTTTCCCAAACTCTCCACCAGTCTCTTTTGATAATAGATCCTTCTTCAGCTGTTGGGTTTTGCTGGTACTGTGCGTTCCACTTTTGTATACTTACGGATGCTTTCACAGCTTCTAATTCGTCTAGTTTCCAATATCCAGGCCAAACTGGTTTACCCGAAGGTAAGATTGCAGGAAACTCGATTACTTCCCACTGATCTGCTTTGGGCTCTTTTTGTGCACGCTGTAGTTTACCTGTTAAGTCAGCTACATTCCATCTAGTCATAACTAAAATAATCCTACCACCAGGTTGCAAACGCTGTCGTGGACCTGATGTATACCATTCGTAAACTCTATCGTAGGATGCCATGTTCATCGCATCTTGCTCCGAATGTGGATCGTCAATGATAAGTAGATCTGCACCACGACCTGTAATCGATCCACCAACACCGGCTGCATAATATTCACCACCTTGTGCAGTTTCCCATTTACCTGCAGCTTGTGAATCTTCTCTGAGTCTTGTGTTAAATATTTTTTGATAATCTTCCGTGTCGATTAGTGACTTTGCTTTACGACCAAACCGTACAGCAAGTTCTGCATTATTTGTTGCTTGGATAATTTTTAAATTAGGATTGTTACCGATCATCCATGCAGGTAAAAAATTTGATGCAAACTCTGACTTGGTGTGTCTTGGTGCCATATTAATAATTAATCGCTTGAGCTCGCCGCTTGCAACGCGATTAAATTTCTCAGCCATTATTTTGTGATGCTCACCTTCAATAAATTCAGGCCACATATATTTTACAAACTGTAAGAAGTCTTCTCTTATACCTTGCTCTTTTTTCTTTTCATCAAGAAGCAGGGCTGTCTTTAAATATTCTTTTTTGGTATCAGGTGGTAAATTAGCTATTTGATCTGGGGTTAGCATTTGAAAAAATTTTGCGCAAAATTTTTGCGATTTTGTTTTAAAACGTTCAAAACGAATTTAACGCCTATTTAAGTTTAGATCAAGCTATATATAACATATTAGGATCCCTATGCTACAACTTCTGGGGTGGGTGGGCCCGGTAACACGCAAGCTACAAGATATAGTAGGGACCCCTATCACGACCTACTATATATAGGTCAAGAAAAAAATACATAAAATTCTCAAGTGTGATATTTTTGCAACTACTATATATGGGTGGGTGGGTCCCAGAGGACACAAGATATCGTACCCGTGTGGCATTTTTGCAACAGTGTGTTTTTTATATCCCACTAAAAATTAGTTGTGAATAAGTAAAATAATTATTGATTATCCCATACACTATGATACAAGAAGATAATTAATAACAATTAACAGAAAGTAGAATGTTATGTTTAACTGTAAGGACTGCAAAGCAGAAACACCAATGGACTATTTCGCTCCAGACGGTGAAACTTGCCTCGATTGTATGACTGAGGAACAATGGGCAAGGTACGAACAAGCCAAAGACGAAGGCACTCTCGATTTATATAGAGATGCAGATTGCGAGGTTGAAGATGTTTAGTACTCAATCAAAGTTTGATAAGGCAATTTTAGACTTGACTAAGTTGTTCGGAGAAATGAATGACAGACAAGGCAAAAGCTCAGACTTAACTTTTCAAACAACAATGCGATTCTTAACTCTTATGGAAGTTTTAGTGGAAAAGAAAATCATCACACCAGATGAAAGCACTAGAATAATGAACGAGGGTAAAGAAAGTTAATTAACGGGGGGAGCGAAAGCTCCCCCATTTTTTTAGAAAGGACAATTATGTTAAGAAAAGACTTAGACGAAGTAATTGAGCAACAAGCAGAAGTAATTGAAGCTTTGAAAGAAGCTGACCATTTTTATATCTGTTATTACTGCAAGAAGCGAGAACGAATAGAACACAGAAGATGTTATTGGGATAACAAGTCTAAAATTTGGGAAACCAAAAATGGCAAGTTAGCCGTGACTTGTGTTGCTATGGATAACGAGGAACATACCATTGTCGGTTATCGTACCTTTACTGATATATTTAATATCACAGGGCGAATGGCAAAGTTTCCAACAACGGAGGCGGTACAATGAGTGAGAAAAAACAAGAGAGATTGCTTGTCCTTGCAATAATTCTAGTGGGGTTGTATTTCCCCACTAGAGCTATATTATTTTGGGGGTGGGGAATATGAGTGAGTTATTCTTAATGACAATAGCGATTGCAGTTATGCTATTCGCTATTTCGTTTGGGGGTATCTTATGAGTACTGCAAGATACTGCAAGAACTGCGGAAAAAAGTTCTACCCAAAATCTTACTATAGCTACCCCCAATTTCATTGGGGGACCAGCGATGAAGATAAGCTAGAGTACTCAAGGTTTCATAGCCTTTATTGTATGAAAGATTGGATACATAAAAATAAAAGAGCTTTCGCAGAATTAGTTGACAACATATCACAAAATGTGATACAAGAAACAAACCATAACAGAAAGGATTAATTATGGAAAAAATAAGACTAAATGAACAGAAAAGACGACTACTCAAAAAAGAGTGGTCGCATACTGTTTACAACAATATGCCAATGCAAGTCGAGGAAGATTTACGATTGGCTCAAGAAAACTTTAGAAGTGTCCGAGATGATGTTTGGGACAATGTGATTACACCACAAGTGGAAAAGCATTACCCAATGGCAGATATGAAGATACTTCAAAAGTATGACACAGGTAGAAGTTATGACAGGTTTACTGACAAAGACAGTTGCTTCTATTTCAAACCACAATTCGCTGATGTAAGTGAACAACAATTTAAGTTTACTATGGACACAGACGAATACTTGGCTTTGTATCACAAAGAACTCCAAGCCAAAGGACACCAAGCGACTATCAAGGTGGAGTACGAGCAAACACAAAAACAAGAAAACCCACACTTCCATAAGCAACGAGCTGATATGAGTGAGGATTTTGCTAGTGTTGCAAAAGCCAATGGTACTTACGAGGACTATGCTTTGTTCTGTGATGATAGGAACTATGGTTGGAATGATAATCACGCAACAATGACTGATTGCGACTTTGGTAAGTTTCGTAAAGTTGTTGTGAGTGGTAGTTGTCATAGTCGTTGTATGATGATGTCAAATGAAAGCGATTGGCTAATGCTTAAAGAATTTGAGAAAGCAAAGTCAATGCTAACCAATGCACACAGAGAGTTATGGAAAGAAAAGAATACTCTCATAACTGATATGAACTCTATCATTGACCAAGCTAAGTTTATTGGCGACATAGAGCAGTATTGGACTAATGTTAGGGAGTGCGTAAACTTCGAGAACTCTGACATAGGCAAGGAATTGTCCATAGTAAGTGAACAGACTAAGACCAGACTTTCACAAGCTATGAACAACATAAAGCTAGACGATAAAGAGCCGACAGTTGCGGTTGTCGCAAGTGGTGGCTTCTCTCTAGTGAATTAGTGTATTGGGGGTATGGTAGTCATATCTGTAAAACCCCCAATGCCATAAAAATTTTTGGCCGCTGCCGCGTGGGCGGGTGGGCCGCAAGGGCGCAAGGGCGAAAAAAGTATTTGACAAAGTGGCGTGAATATGGGACCATCCCATATAATCTAAACGAAAGGAAAAATTATGGATTATTTAGCTTTAAAAATACCTGCGGATACTTCGCAGCCAATAACAGCACACACAGTGAAGGACCAGCCATCACCCGAAGAGGGCGGAAGCTATCCATTCAAAGGTGAGAACGGAGCGTATGAGCTTTGTGGATGCAACATGATACAAATTGTACCTGCTGCATACACAAACATTAAGCGCAAAACACACCTGGAAGGGGACCTGTACTGTGATGAAGAAGGCCTAATGAATGGCAGCCAGCACAATTGGCGTGCCAGCCAAATGCGCTACTGGCACATGAAACCACGGGAGGACCAGCTCACAGCTGACTGGCGTGAGTGGTGTCATGTTGTTGGCGACGCATGTTTCGTGGTGCCTGCAACGGATGAGAACGTTGTGATCATGGGAGCGATCCTTGACTCGTAATCAATCAACATACAACAGCAAGTTGCTGCGGGCTGAGCCCGCGGCACCTGCTGCGAGGCCCGGCGTAATTGGCACAGTTAATTCTTATTGGGTCGAGAAGCGCAAGCGCCGGCTAGCAAGCAAGGCCGCAAGGAAGCAAGCTAACGGGCGGGTGGGCCCGCAAGCGCACAAGGGCGCGAATTATATCACAAGATCCCATACGAGTCAAGAAAAAAAAATATTTGACTCATGGACCCCAGTTGGGTAATATGGGATTTTAATAGAAAGGTAGAATTATGATTGAAGAATTAATGAAAGCAGCCGACGCTGTACTAGACGAAGCAACCGAAAAGACTTTAGAGCCTCACGAGCTCACCATGCACCAGCAACGCCGGCGTATCGAGAAGCTGGAGCGGCAGCTATACCTGGCCCGCAACGAGCGCGACGAATGGCGCAACAGGTGCAGAAAAATGATAATCGAGGCGCAACAATGAACGCGGCGCAACGTAAACTAATCACGGGGGGCTTGTCAAAGCCCTCCAAGATGCCGGGCTACGCGTACAACTTGCCCGCGATCCATTGCAAGACAGGCAGCAAGCTGGCGCAGGTGCCGGGCACTACGTGCCACGGCTGTTACGCACTGAAGGGCCGCTACCGGTTCCCGAACGTCATGGACGCCATGATGCGCAGGCTTGCCAGCATAAGCCGGCCCGACTGGGCCAGGACCATGGCTGCAGATATAAATGCGCGCAAGTCCCGCTGGTTCAGGTGGCATGACTCCGGCGACATACAATCAGTTAAACATCTATTAAAAATATTCCAGGTCTGTAGGATGACTCCAGACGTGGCGCACTGGCTGCCCACACGGGAAGCCGGGCTCCTTTCTAAGATCCCGCAGGACCGGGTGCCAAGTAACTTAACGATAAGGTTAAGCGCGACGAAGGTCGATGGACCAGCGCCGGGCTCCTGGCCGTTAACGTCGACGGTCGTTACAACTGGCCGCAGCTGCCCAGCTCCGGACCAGGGGAACGCCTGCCGCGACTGCCGGGCCTGCTGGGATCGTAATATTAAGAACGTAGCATATGGAAAGCACTAGACGCCGGGCGCTGCTGTACGTGGTGGGCCGGTTCATGGCGGTGCATATCGATAGGTGCGGTAAGTTAAGGCGCAAGCGCGCAAGCTAGCAAGCCAGCAAGCGACGCTCAAGCTCGGGCCAGGACGCAAGCTCACAAGCATGAGAGGACTCAAGCCCGCAAGCGCACAAGTCACGTACCGCGGACCCTGGACAAAGTATCGGGAACCGTTGACCGTGGGCCTGGACTAAGATCCAGGTACGTGTAGGATGTTTCACGTGGAACGCAATTTGGTGTGGTGAGAATGATATTTTTTTACTCTTCGTTACTTTTAG